ATGACCACCCCCGACATGCTCTTCGACGCAGTGCCTGAGGTGTCACCCAGGCAGATCGTCTCTCCCATTCAGGATCTCGTAGCCCAGGCCGTCGACGTCGTCCTGGGCATCGATGGCGAGATGGACACCGTCGTGCCCCACCTGGGTGAGCTGACCCCTACGGAGCTGGCCGTCATGTGTCGGTCTCTCCAGTGGTGCTCTGAGCGGATCGCATCGATCATCGGGCGGCTGTCATGAGTACCGCCCATGTCAATGCCCAGTGGCTCCAGCACCTGGTCTGGGTCACGGACGCCGCCGTCGACCTCATCCGCGCCATCCGTGACCCCGACGCGACGCACGACGACCGCCTTGACGGACTGTTCACACTCGCCGCCGAGGTCACTGCTCTCGGCGCATGGGAGGCCGAGGGGGAGGTGACCCATGAGTCTGACTCGCAGTGAGCGCCTGGCACTGGACTACGTCGTCGACCGCCTCGATAACGCCCAGCTCGAGGTCGACACGCTCATGGACATCCTCCACCGTGTCGACAGGACCAGGGAGATCGAGATCATCGGCCGTCGGGCGACCTTGGTCGACAACCGCTTGACCCAGGCACGCCGGTGGGCAGCGCTCCTACGCCCCGAGGGGGACCGATGAGAATCGATTGGTACCGCCTCGCAGCCCTCGTCGCCTGGACTCTCCAGCTCGTCGCGCTGACCATCGCGGTCATCATGCTCGCCGTCAGCACACTCGACAACGTCGTCACATGGCTCATCGTCGCCGGCCTCACGGGCACCGTCGCCGTGTCCATCGACGACCGACGGAGACCACGATGAGTGTCCCTTCAGCCGCCTGGGACACCCCAGCCCTCATGACATCCCTCGCCCGCCACGGATGGGGGCCAGGACTCGACGGACGATCCATGGCAGGAGTCCGCCGAGTCCTCACCGCCCTCGTCGCCCTCACCGACCACCGCTCCGGCGAGGGCACCTGTACCCGCGCCCAGGTCGCCGACGTCTCCGGCGGCATGTCCGTCCGATGGGCATCACGCTGCCTCTCCATCCTCGAGGACCTGGGCATCATCACCTGGTCCCGAGGATGGCTCGACCACGGCACCCCACGACCAGGCATCATCCGCATCTCCAAACGCACGCTCGCCCGCCTCGCCCGACGCGCCGCCGGATACCTCGACCCCCGCCGAGCCACCCGCGCCGCAGCACTCCGACGACGCATCCAAACCACCCTCCGACAGCCCACCCAACACCCGCACCGACGAAACCCCTTGTCATTGCGTGGGGAACTCAGTTCACCCCTACTCCCTTACAGGGAGAGTTCGCGGGCCGGGCAGGCCCCGCGACACGAGACCGGAGACAACATGACCACGAAGCTCCTGTGCATCCACGGCGGCGACCCCACCACCTGCCCAATCTGCTCCAGCTACTACCAGCCACCACGACCACGACGCAGACGAGGCACACCCACACCACCACCCATCGACATCGCACCCATCAACACCGGCACCCAACGCACCAACGGCACCCGCATCGTCTGCGCGATCTGCGCCCAGCCCATCCCCACATGCGCCCGAGCAGGACTACGAGACCCACACCGCCACCACCCCGAGCCCACCACCGTCCAGGACACCCGATGACCCGCATGACCGGATGGGCCCAGGCACACACCATCGCCCGACTACGCCCACTCATCGCCGCCACATACGGACTCGTCTGCCACCTCTGCGGACAACCCATCAACCTCGACGAACCCCGCCACCTCGACGACGGACGACTCAACCCCGCCTACCCATCCATAGACCACCTCATCCCACGATCACACGGCGGCACCGACGACCTCGACAACCTCCGTCTATGCCACGCCCGATGCAACAGCTCACGAGGAAACCGACCCATCACCCCGCCACACCCCACAGCCGCACTCCACCGAGACCACCGATTTTTTCAATAATCCACCCCTAAGACCCCTGCTCCCACCCGCTTACTTACACACACAACCCCAAAGAAAAACCGCAATACAGCGCAAAACACGAAAGGAGACCCGCCACAATGGACGAATTATTCCAAATCACGCCCCCACACCGTGAGACCCCCCTCACCGACGCCGCCCAAGCACACATCACCGCACTCGACGACGCGGGACTCCTCACCACATCAACACGCATCACCGCAGCACTCCTCCTCGACATCTCCCGCCGCCTCGATAACGGCGTAAAGGACTACGCAGCCGCACCCCTCTACGCACAAGCCCGCGAAGCCCTCGACGCACTCCCCATCATCGTCGACACCACCACCGACGGCACCACCGACCTCGCCGCCATCCTCCGATCCCTACCCGTCGCCTCATGACCCCAGCCGAACCCCGCTACGCCACCCAACCCACCCCAGGCGCCAGAAACGAACTCACCCAAATCAGAGCCGTAGGCCACCTCCTCCAACGCCGAGACCACACCTACACACTCATTCCAGGAACCCTGAAACCGGCTCTTCAGGATCCAGGGTGTAGTTGTGGGGTTCCTGTGATGGCGGCCCGGAGTGCGTGAGGGGAGGACCCTGCGCGAGGATCGGAGTGTCTTAAGTCCCGTCCTCGTGAATCGCAAGGCCCTCCATGAACCACGCTACCTTCAGCACCCCCGACCTGACCACATTCGCCCGTCTCGACGAACTCGGTCTGGAGGTCACCGGCCAGCTGATCAGTGACGAGGAGACGGTCCTGGCCTGCCGGGTCGTCGCCCCCGACGACTGGTGCCACTGGTGCGGATGCCAGGGGGTCCCTCGTGACACGGTGATCCGCCGGCTGGCCCATACCCCGATGGGCCACCGGCCCACGATCCTTCAGATCCGGGTGCGCCGGTACCGGTGCACCGGCTGCGGACACGTGTGGCGCCAGAACACCGACCAGGCCGCCCAGGCCAGGGCGAAACTGTCGCGGGGAGGGCTGGCCTGGGCACTGGAGGGCCTGGTGCTCGATCACCTGCCGGTCTCCCGTATCGCCGCTGGTCTGGGGGTGGACTGGACCACCGCCAACGATGCGGTGCTGGCCGAGGGCACCCGCCGGCTCATCGACGACCCGCACCGCTTCGAGGGCGTGGAGGTCATCGGGGTCGACGAGCACGTGTGGCGCCACACCAGCCGTGGTGACAAGTACGTCACCGTGATCATCGACCTGACACCGCTTCGCGACGGCACCGGGGCCTCCCGGCTGCTCGACATGGTGGCGGGACGTTCCAAGAAGGTGTTCAAGACCTGGCTGGCCGGCCGCGACCAGGCCTGGCGCGACCGCATCCAGATCGTCGCGATGGACGGGTTCACCGGCTTCAAGACCGCAGCCGCCGAAGAACTCCCGGCCGCGGTCGAGGCCGTGGATCCGTTCCACGCCGTGCCGCTCGCCGGCGACCAGCTCGATGTCACCCGCCAACGCGTCCAGCAGGACACCACGGGCCATCGGGGCCGGGCGGGCGACCCCCTGTTCGGGGTCAGGCTGACCCTGCACACGGGCCGGGACCTGCTCACCGACCGGCAGGCCGCCCGCCTGGAACAGGTGTTCGCCGCCGACGCCCACGCCCCGGTCCAGGTCACCTGGGCGGTCTACCAGGAGATCGTGGCCGCCTACCGCGCCGAGAACCGTGCCGAGGGCAGACGCATCATGGCCCACCTCATCGACGCGATCGCCACCAAAGTCCCGAAGGCCCTGCCCGAAGTCACCACTCTGGGCCACACCCTGAAGAAGCGGGCCGACGACATCCTGGCCTACTTCGACCACCCCGGGACCTCGAACGGGCCCAGTGAAGCCATCAACGGCAGACTCGAACACCTCCGCGGCATCGCCCTGGGATTCCGCAACCTCACCCACTACATCACCAGATCACTCCTGGAGACCGGAGGATTCAGACCCCGACTACACCCTGGATCCTGAAGAGCCAGTTTCGCCCTGGCCTGGGCGGCCTGGTCGGTGTTCTGGCGCCACACGTGTCCGCAGCCGCCGCATCGGTAGCGGCGAATCCGCACCTGAAGGATCGTGGGCCTGTGCCCCAGCGGAGTATGGGCTAGGCGCCGGACCACGGTGTCACGCGGAGTCCCCTGACATCCGCAGCGCCGGCACCACGGATCGGGTTCGGCCACCCGGCAGGCCAGTACCGCCTGCTCGCCGGTGATGTGCTGACCGGTCACCTCCAGTCCCAGCTCGTCGAGATGGGCGAATGTGGTCAGGTCGGGGGTGCTGAAGGTAGCGTGGTTCATGGAGGGCCTTGCGATTCACGAGGACGGGACCTAGACACTCCGATCCTCGCGCAGGGTCCTCCCCTCACGCACTCCGGGCCGCCATCACAGGAACCCCACAACTACACCCTGGATCCTGAAGAGCCCTGAAACCGCACCAGGAAACCATTGCCCGCATCGTCTCCGAACGCACAGACGACGGCAAACGCTGGCGATACCCCATCGTCGTCCTCACCATGCCCCGCCGCTCCGGCAAAACAGCCCTCGTCGAAACAGTCGAGGTCCAACGCGCCATCACCTACCCAGGCCACCAGATCTATTACACGGCCCAGAAATACGGCGCCGCCCACTCGGCATGGCTCCAGCTCACCAAACAAATCGAGGACTCACCAGCCCTCACCACCCACGTCACCAACCGCGTCACCACCTTTGGTGCCGCATCACTCGACCTCGCCAACGGCTCACGCATCCGCCCCTTCACCCCCAGCGTCGACGGCCTCGACGGCAAAGACGCAGACCTCGTCATCCTCGACGAAGCATTCGAATGGGACCAGACCAAAGCATCACTCCTCATGGCCTCCGTCGGGCCAACCCAGCTCAACAGGCCGAACGCCCAGCTCTGGATAGTCTCCACCGCCGGACATTCAGGGTCACTATGGTTCCGCGACTGGGTAGAGCGAGGACGCCACTCACTGACCGAACCACACCCATCCATCGCCTTCCTCGAGTGGTCCATGGACCCCACCGGAGACCCAGACGACCCCGACGAGTGGACCAAGTTCCACCCCGGCCTGACCTCCGGACTCACCGACATAGAGGCCATGCAGGCCCAACGCGCCAAACACACACGCCCCGAATGGCTACGCGGCTACTGCAACACCTGGGTAGACGCCGTCCTGGAGCCCGTCGTCTCACTCGACGATTACGACGCCTGCGAATACACCGACCCCATCCCTCCCCTCGACACCATCCACCTCGCCATTGACGTCGCCTACGACGACTCAGCCGCCACCATCGCCGCCGCCTGGACTCTCGACAACGGAACCCCATCCGTCGCCATCGTCCAACGCGGCCCAGGCACCGACTGGGTAGCACCAACCCTCACCAACCTCACCCAACGCGGCGCACCACAACCCCTCGCAGACCCCACCGGACCCACCATCACCCTCATATCAACACTCGCCACAGCAGGACTCACCCCCACCACCACCACCGCACGCGACATCGCCGGAGCAACCCAAGACCTCATCTCCATGACCAAGTCCCGCTCATGGCACCACACGCCCTCACCAGACCTGCGCGACGCCCTCGCCATCGCAGCAACACGCCGTATCGCCGGCACCCCAGCACTCGACCCCAGCCACTCACCACGCCCCATCGACGCCGCCAGAGCAGTAGCCATCGCCCTACACGCCACCATGACCGCCCACCCATCACCACTCCAGGTCTTCTGATGCACTACTACATCGACTCCTCCGACACGACACACCTACCAATCTGCCGCGACTGCGGATGGCGCGGACAACCCGAACCCAGCCGCCTCGCAGCCCTCGCCTCACTCCAACGCCACCAACACCGCACCCACCCAGGAGAATCAGGCGACGGCCTACGCGCCAACATCACCAGGACACGCCGACACCACCGAATCTGACTACGGGCACCCCGCACCATATGAGGCATGGGAGCACTCACACGCCTAGGAGAGTCACTCGGCATCCTGCGCCGATACTCTGCCCAGAACCTCGGCGGCACGCCCCTGCCCACCATCACCCCAGGGCGCACCAGCTCGCTCGTCGACGAAACCGCACTCTCCCTCGACGCGATCTACCGCGCAGTGACCATCCTGGAGACCGCAGCAGCACAACTCACCCTCGACGTCTGGCACGGAGATACCCTCACCGACCCACCCACATGGATCACGAGGCCCGACCCATGGTCCACCCCCACAACCTGGCTCAAGGAGACCGTCGGCTCCCTCGCCCTGAGAGGAAACGCCTACTGGAAGATCACCCGCGCCAGCAACGGCCAACCCGCCCAGCTCGCCGTCCTCGACCCCCTCGATGTCACCATCACCGCCACCCGAACCGGCATCCCCATCTACCACGTCGAGGGCGACACCCTCACCGGCCGCGACATCATCCAGCTCCAACTCCTGCGCCGCCCAGGACGCCGCAACCTATACGGACTCGGACCCATCCAGGCAGCCAGCGCCGGCATCCTCGGAGCCGTCACCATGCGCGACTACGCCTCCGGCTGGATGACCACCGGCACCATCCCGAACGGCATCCTCACCACCGAGCAGGAGCTCAGCGCCGACCAGGCCTCCGCCATCAAGGACCGATGGCTCTCATCCGTCAAAACCTCAGAGCCCATGGTTCTCGGCAAGGGCACCACATACGCACCACTGAGCCTCAAGCCGCAAGAGCTCCAATGGCTCGAGGCCCAACAATTCAACGTAACATCAATAGCACGCCTATTCGGTATCCCAGGTCGGCTCATGCTCGCGGCTCTCGACGGATCGTCCTCCACCTACGCCAACCTCCAGCAGGAAGACCTCTCCTTCCTCCGGTGGACCCTCATGCAGTACCTGTCCGAAATCGAGCAGGCAATTACATGGCTACTTCCGCGCGGTAACTCTGCACGGTTCAACGTCGACGGACTATTGCGCGCCGACACCCTCACCAGATATCAAGCACACCAAATCGGACTAAATGCCGGATTCCTCGACGTCGACGAAGTACGCGCCATCGAGGGCCTGCCTCCCAGGAGTACCCATGCCTGACCTCGAGACACGATCCCTCGCCATCACCCGCGCCCAGGTCGACGGCGACGAACGTACGTTCGTCGGCCGCGTCGTCCCGTGGGACACCCCAACCACCCTCCTACCAGGTCTCGACGAGCAATTCGCGCGCGGCTCCGTCCGCATCGACGACAACCAGCCACCCATGCTCTTCCGCGACCACACAACCCCCATCGGCACGATCCGCCACCTCGACGACCAGGACGACGGCCTCTACATCACAGCCCGCATCTCGGCCACCCGCGACGGAGACGACACCCTCACCCTCATCCGAGACGGCGTCCTCGACCGCCTCTCCGTCGGATTCCAGCCCATCTCCGCCGACGAGACCAGCACCACCACCGGCACCCTCATCACCCGTACCGACGTCATCCTCCGTGAGGCATCCGTCGTCCCATTCCCGGCCTACCCAACGGCCAAGATCACCGAGCACCGAAACACCACCCCGGAGGGACCCACCATGACCGACACCATCACCCGAGCCGACCTCGACAACCTCGCCACCCGAGACGACCTTGACGACATCTCCCGACGCCTCGACACCCTCGCCGCCACCATCGACGCGGTCAACACCTGGCAGGACCGCGCCTACTCCGGCGCCACCCTCGACGACATCCCCGCCGTCATCCCCCAGGGCATTGAGACCCTCATCACCAACATCAACGACGCGAACCCCATCGCCCAGCTCTTCAAGACCGCTTCCCTCCCCGACACGGGCATGGTCGTCAACTTCCTGCGCATCAAGGACACGACCATCACGACAGGCAAGCAGGCCAAGCCTGGTGACGACCTGCCCGGACCCTCCAAGGTGTCATTTGAGACCACGGCGGCACCCATCGAGGTCTACGGAGCCTGGACCGAGCTGGACCTTGCCACCATCAGCCGCTACCCCGTGCCCGAGCTCGATACGCAGTTGACCCGCATGGCCACCGACATCGGACGGCAGCGTGCACAGCGACTCGCCGACACCCTCACCCAGACCGTGACCGACCGAGCCAAGACCACCAAGCTCACCATCTCCTCGATCTCGTCGGCCGACGCATGGTCCGACGGCATCGTCGACGCCCAGCTCGCCTACCTCGACACCGGATACCCCGTCGACGGACTCCTCGTCGCACCCGACGTCTTCAAGGCCATGCGCAAATTGAAGGACGGCTCCGGCTCCTACATCATGGCCACCTACGGCACCAACCAGAACACCGTCGGAGTCATCGACGGCCTCTCCGGAATGCTCGGACCCATCCGCGTGTCCCTGTTCTGGCTGGCAGCACCCGGCACCATGGCGTTCTACTCCAAGAACGCCCTCTCCGTGCGATCTCAGCCCATCGTGCAGCTCCAGGACACCAACGTCGTCAACCTCACCGGACAGTGGTCGCTGCACCAGCTCTCGGCTATCTGCGTGGAGCAGCCCCAGCTCATCCTTCCCGTCGTCGCAACGGCCTGACCATGACCGCAGTCGCCGCCCTCGCCGTCCATCTCGGCCTCGACCCGACCGGCATAGACCAAGCATCGGCCGAGGAGGTCTGCCAGGCCGCAGACCTCCTCGTGAGAGGGAAACTCGGCGATGGCTACGACACGTGCCCACAAGTCATCCTCGACCAGGCAGGAGTGATCGTCGCCGCCGAACTGTGGCGGCGACGTGACGCCCCCGGAGGAGTCGTCAACGCCTGGGGAGACACGACCGTACCCATCAGGCTCGCCCGAGACCCACTCACCCCAGCCCTACCCATCCTCGCCCCATGGGCAACCCCCGGAATCGCATGATGACCACACCACTCGCCGCCGACCGCGCCGCCCTCGTCGACGCCCTCACCGCCACCCTCACCGGCTGGCAGATCACTCCTGCCGAAGTCGAGCAGCCACGACCCCCACTGGCCACCATCGCACCCGGAGACCCCTGGGTCCGCTCCACAGACACCGACCTCACCTGGCTCGAGGACCTCGTCACGTGGAGAGTCCGACTCATCGTCACCCCAGGACCAGCACTCGCGGTCCTCGACCGACTCATTCACGCCGTCGACCTCATCCGCGCCTCCACCATCGCCCACACCTGGACCATCGGCGACATCACCTCACCAATGACCCTCGTCGTATCCGACTCCCTCGCCCTCCCATCCACATCCCTCACCCTCACCAGACCCATCCCTAGGAGCTGACATGGCAACCACCGCCCCCTCGACCGCACTCACCGGCAAGACCCTGTCCTTCAAGATCGGTGCCACCGAGTACATGCAGGACGTATTGAAGTGGGAGCTCAAGCCCGACAAGCAGGACAAGTCCGACCTCACGTTCGCCGAGGTCGCCGGAGGGAGCACCGCATCCTGGACCCTCAACGTCACAGCCCTGGCATCGACCGCCGCCGCGAGCTTCTGGTCATTCTGTTGGGACAACGCGGGCAAGACGGTCGCCGTGACCCTCGCACCGTGGGGCAACACCACCCCCTCGGCAGACCAGCCCACCTTCACCGGACAGTGCACGATCACCCTGCCCCCGAGCCTGTCGGACGAAGCCAACTCCGGTAAGCGCGCAACCTTCGACATCGACCTCGACGTCGACTCCATCACCAAGAAGACCTCCGCCGCATGATCGCAGACCTCGACCTCGACACCAACGGCGTCCGACTCACAGTCACCGGCCTCAGCCGCACCATCAAGCGACTCGAGAAGGCCGGGGCCGCCGCCCAGGACATGCGCGACCTCATGCACGAGGTCGGCACCATCGTCCTCGCCGCAGCCCAACCCAGAGCACCCCGCCGGTCAGGGCGCCTCGCGCGCACCGGCCGCGCCGGACACGGCAAGACCAAGGCCGTCGTCCGCTACGGCGGCGCCAGAGCCCCCTACGCCGGTGTCATCCACTACGGCTGGCCAGACCATCACATCCGGGGCCGCCACTGGGTAGACGCCGCCCTCGCCGCCACCAGACCCCAGCAGCTCGCCACCCTCGAACGCGGCATCACCCGCATCCTCAAACAAGCCGACCTCATCTAGGACACCTCATGACCTTCACCGACACCCTCACGAACGGAGAAATCTCCGCCATCTGCCGCGCCACCGGAATCACCACACCCGAAACAGACCCGATCCAATTCGGCATCGGAGTCGTATGGGCAGCAGCCCGCCGACTCGGCCACCCCATCACCATCGGCGACGCCTCGGCTCTCACAAACGCCGAAACCGAGGCCATCCTGTCGGCAGCCGACAAGCTCCCAGCAGCAGCCGGACTCACCGCCCGCTCCGCAGAACTCGAAGCACTCCTGGCATCCATCCAGGGCACTCCGAGCGCCGCGCCGGACCCCCAACCGTCGACGCCCGCAACGAGCGGGCCGCAGTCCTCGCCCTCCGAGCCGGAATCCACCCAGCCGACTACGACCTCCTGACCGTAGCCGAGACAAACGCCCTCATCACCCTCCTCAACCAGGAGTAACGACCCATGGCTAAGCAGACCATCAACGTCGCCGTCCTCGCAGACACGCGACAATTCAGCCGCGCCATGGCATCACTCGGCAAGGAGACCGGACTCACACGACTCACAGCAGGAGCACGCACTCTCGGGTCAGCCCTGGCAACTGCCGTCAAGACCGGTGCGGCCGTCGGAGGAGCCGCCGTCATCACACTCGGCAAGCAGGCCATCGACGCCGCCGGCGACCTCGAACAGTCCTCCGGCGCCATCGAGACCGTGTTCGGACGCCACGCAGGACAGATGCAGGCATGGGCAGCACAGGCCCACACAGCCGTCGGCCTCACCGCCAACGAGTTCAACGAGCTAGGCACCCTCATCGGCACCCAGCTCAAGAACGGCGGCACCGCAATCGACCAGCTCGCCCCCAAAACCAACAACCTCATCCGGCTCGGCGCCGACCTATCCTCCATGTACGGAGGCACGACCCGCGAGGCCGTCGAAGCTCTCTCCTCTGCGCTCAAGGGCGAACGCGACCCCATCGAGCGATACGGAGTCACACTCAACCAGACCGCCATCGACGCCCAGGCTGCCGCTATGGGATTCCACAAGGTCGGAGGCAGCTACGCCGCCACAGCTCAGCAGGCCGCGACCCTCGCCCTCATCACCAAACAAACCAAGGATGCACACGGAAACTTCGCGCGCGAAACCGACACCCTCCAACACAAGCAACAAGTCCTCAAGGCATCCCTCGGCGACGTCGCCGCCCAACTCGGGACACGCCTCCTGCCAGCAGCCACCGCCGTCACCGGATGGATAGGAGACCGCATCCCTGCCGCGACCCGCCTCGCCTCCACAGCCATCGACAAGATCGGGCCAGCAGCCAGAACAGCAGCCGACGCCATTCGCGTCGTCATCGCCGGATTCTCCGGCCGCGTCCCCTCCATCGACCTCGGACCATGGACCTCAGTCCTCGCCACCACAGGCCAAGGCATCCGCGCAGCATGGGACACCATCACCGCCGCCATGACCAAGGTCGGCCCCACCCTCACCACCATCGGGTCAACCGCGACGAACACCCTCACCACCATCCAAGGTGCCCTCTCCGGCACGATCATCCCGTCCCTCACGACCGCCGCAGGATGGATCGACCGTCACAGGGTGCTCGTCATCACCCTCACCTCACCGGTCCTCACCCTCATCACGGCCGCCAAGACCTACCAGGTCACCATGACAGCCGTTCATGCCGCCCAGGCCGCATGGAACACCGTGACCGGCGTCGCAAAGACTCTCCAGGCCGCCTACGCATTCGGCACCTATGGACAGATCACCGCCAATCAGGGACTACTAGCCACACAGGCCAGCCTCCTCGGCGTCATGCGACAGTGGATCATCTCCCTCGGCCGCGCCGTCGTCGCCGGTGCCAGAGTCGTCGCCTCCGTCGTCGCCCAGGCCGCCGTATGGACAGCCCAGAAGGCCGCGATGCTCGGTCATCTCGTCGTGCAGGGCGCGGTCCGAGCTGGACAACTCGCGATGGCCGCCGCGCAATGGGCGCTCAACGCAGCCATGGCAGCCAACCCCATTGTTCTGGCCACCATCGCTCTTGCCGCACTCGCCGCCGCCCTCATCTACGCCTACCGCCACTCGGCCGCATTCCGCGCAGCCGTCGCAGCCGCATTCACAGCCGTATCAGCCGTGGCCCACACCATGGGCGCCGCTATCACCGGAGCCCTCCACGCCATCGGCTCCGGCCTCACCGCCGCCGCAGCAGCCGTCACCCGATGGGCCACCGGCATCGCCTCACAGTTCGCCGCCGCCTGGACCAAGGCACGCACCGCCACCACCACCGGCGTCCTCACCGTCACACGATTCATCAGCTCGCTACCAGCCCGAGCAGTCGCAGCCATGGCATCACTCGGCTCACGCCTATGGTCGACCATCACCGGAGCATGGTCCAGGGGCACGTCGGCCACAACCTCCGGCATGGCCCGCATCTCCTCCCTCATCAGATCCCTGCCAGGACGTGTCGTCGCCGCAGCCGCAGGCATCGCAGGGTCCGTCCGATCCATCGGCCTCAACATCATCTCCGGGATCGTCGGCGGCATCACCTCAGCCGCCGGGACCCTCGTCTCAGCCGCACGCGGCGCCGTGTCCTCTGCCATCACCGCCGCAAAGAACCTCCTCGGCATCCACTCCCCATCCCGAGTCTTCCGCGACATCGGCCGATACACAGTCGACGGCATGGTCATCGGACTCTCCGACCGAACCCACGCGCTCACCACCCAAGCAACCCAGCTCGCGCGCACCGTCGCCGACAACGCCACCCCAGACCCCATCGACATCACCACCGTCACCCGCCAGCAGCAGGCATCCACCCAAGCCCAACCCATCACCATCAACATCCAGACCCTCAACTGGGACCGCCGAGTCCAGGACCAGCTCATCGCCGCACTCCGAGACGCCCACCGGCGCGGACTCAAGGTCGCATGATGAGCACCCCCACCCCCATCCGCCTCGACGCCTGGATACAGCCACCCCAGGGCAACGCCTTCCGCCTCGACCTATCGCCCCTCGATAGCGCCGCCCTATGGAATGAACGCACGTTCATCCTCGACGTATCGCGGCTCGACCAGGACGTGCTCTCAGGTCCGCGCCCGGACCGGCAGTGGTGCGACATCACCGCGCAAGCCACTGCCATCAGGACCACCGGCGGTATGCGCGACGACGGGATCACCCACGGAGCCGATCCAGGCAGCCTCACAGCGACCCTGAGCGACGAGCCACAGCTCATCGCCCTGGGACTCATCACCGGCACCCCAATCCGTCTCGCCAGCGGCTCCACCATCCTGTGGTGCGGATGGGTCGACGACGTCACCACGACCTACACCTACGACGGGCACTCCACCACCACCGTCACGGCATCCGACATCGCCGGAGTCATGTCAGGCAGCACCCGCTACGGCGCCACCTCCATCGAGCAGTCCGGAGCCGACCTCTATCGGCAGGCTGGGCGATGGGACACCCTCATACACCAGTCGGCGCCGCGGCCCGTGAAGGTCGAATGGCGCGGCACACGCAACCCAGCCATCTCGCCCAATCCGATCGCCGCCACCACCGATCACGAGACCGACCTCACCTCATGGCTCACCATGTGCTCGACCGCCGGCGGTTTCCTGTGGTCGCCGATAGGTCAGGCAGCCGACGGGTCAGCGCTCGTCCGCGCCCAATGGGCAGGCACCGTAGCCAACCTCCACACGATCTCCGACGAACCAGGCTCCCTGTCCTACCTCGACATCGACGTCTCCAGCTCGTCCTCAGAGGTCGTTACCGTCCTCGAGACGCACAATCATTGGTCAGACCAGACCGTCGACAGTTCGACAGGGTCAGTGACCTACGACTACCACGACACCCAGGCCACCTATAGCGACGAGGCATCAGCCGCGACGTGGGGGACCCGCCGCCAGTCCGTCGACATTTCCGTGAGCCTGTACGGCGGCGACCCGAGACCCGCGATGGCAGGCGCCATCATGACGGGCACCCAGATCGCCACCGCCAGTGTCCGCACCGTCCGTATGCGCGGAACCGACACCATCGGGATGACCCCACTCGACGCCATCGACGTCACCGCACGGGGCCAGACCTGGGCCTGCCTCATCGCGCAGATCACCCACGACATCACCCCGACCACCTGGACCACCACCCTCACACTCGCTAGGAGATGACATGGCATCCACCCACAAGACCTTCACACGGGGCGAGGTGTTGACCTCGGACGACGTGAACAATGCGCTCAACCCCACGACCGCAGACCACATCCCCTACGCCATCGCCACCGGAACCGTCACCGTCACCATCAGTGCGTCAGGAACCTCAGGGACAGGCTCTATCACGTTCCCGTCCGGCCGCTTCACGAGCGCGCCAACGGTCATCATCCAGCCTGCCGACACCGGCTCAGGAGCCAACGCCTGGCAGTGGTTCAGCCAGGCGATCACAGCCAGTGGAGCGACAGCAGTCGTCAACTTGACCCCAGGCACGTCCGGATTATCGTCATCGACCTCACACAGCGCCTTCTGGGTCGCGATCCAGATGAGCGCCTGACATGCTCGTACCCCTCCCGCCCGCCGACCAATGGGATGACGTCCTCATCGCCCTCGGCACGCTCCTCTCAGCCATAGCAGCACTCATCGGCGCGCTGTGGTCAGGATGGCGCACCCGAGCCGAGGTCCGACAGATGCACGACCGTCTCAACACTGAGACCACACCCGACCACGGCTCCAGCCTCCGAGACGCCATCGACCGCATCGAGCGCACACAACGCGGCATGGCCCGTGACGTCGGCCGCCTCGCCGACGCAGACGAGCACATCCGCTCCGACGCATCTCGTGAGCACGCCGAGCTACACCACCGCATCGACAGACTCGAGGACCACAAATGACCCGCGCACCCTGGTACCCACCAGCCGACCACACCACCCAGAACTACCTAGACGTATACCCAGGGGCGACACAGTCAACGATCAACACGCTCGTGCTCCACACGACCGAGGGACGCGGATGGACCGACTACGGTTCCGGCTCCATGTGCCCCACCCTCACCCTCAACTGCACCTCCGGACGCCCCCAATGGCGCCAGCATCTCCCGCTTCCACACTCAGCACGCGCCCTCCGCCAGCCCACGAGCGGACCGATCACCAACCGGCTCAACGTCGTCCAGGTAGAGCTAGTCGGCACCGGAGGATGGGCAACCGCAGCCAACCCCCACCGGCCGTACACCATCGACAGCCCCCACACCGACTGGACTGACCCCGACCAGGTCATGGTCGATGCCCTCGCCGACTTCCTCCGATGGCTCCACGATGAGTGGCCCGTCCCCCTCGTCGCTCCGTACCCGTTCGGCGACTGGACCGGCAACTACACGCACCGTATGACAACAGCCGAGTGGCAGGCATTCCATGGCATATGCGGTCACGGGCACGTCCCCGGACAGGACCACACCGACCCAGGCTCCCTTCCCATCGCCCGGATCATCGCCGCCGCCACAGGCACCAAACCAACCACCACCACACCGACGGAGACCACAGTCTCCACCACCACCCAGGAGGACACCATGCACGGCTGTTACTACCGCGACGGCAAGACCGTCATCTACCTCATCTTCGACGCGGCATCCGGTTGGTGGCACGAGTTTGGTCACGGCAAGGGTGGGGGCCCAATGTCCGCGTCCTATGTAAATCCGATTGCCTCCGGATGGGGAACCGGATCATGGCCCGAGATCACCCCATCCCACGCCAGCGTCATCAAGGCCAGCCTCGACCGAGTAAGGACGAACCGATGACCGAGACCCAGCGCAAGGCCATCTACGCCGCGGCGTCCGCGATCCTGACAGCCCTCGGCGCCCTCGGCGTCATCGACGGCGCCCAGACCGACCAGCTCCTGTCCATCGCATCGGGTGCCCTGACGATCGCCATGGCCGTCGTGCCCCTCATCGCACACCACCACACCGTCACCACCCCTCCGGCAGCCATCGTCGACGAGACGACCACCACCGAGCAGGCCAGGCCACAAGCAGCCGACCCAGCACCAGCCATCATCGACGACTACAGACCCCAGCACGCCGACGCATGAGCTAGGCCGCAGCCTCCATCGCCCGCCGTAGCGTGAGATCACTCGTCGCCACATAGCGCTGTGTCGTCGAGACTGACGCATGACCGAGGAGATGCTGGACGGCTATCAGGTCATGCGTGGCGTCATGGGCGCGGCTGGCGAACCGGTGCCGGAGCGTGTGGAGAGTCCACACGCCCGGCATCACCCTGGTAGCCAGACGCCCTACATACTCCGGTGACAGATGTCCGTCGACAGCACCAGGCAGCGCCCACCCGCCACCAGCCATGCACGCCCGCCGCAGATCACGGGCCAGCATGTCCGGCAGCGGCACCACACGGACCCGCTGGCCCTTGCCGCGCACCCGCAACGACCACCCGTACAGGTCAGGCTCGATATCATCCAGCCGTATCCGGGCGATCTCACCACGCCGTAGCCCTACCTCGGCCGCACACCTCAGGATGAGTCGCGTTCTCTCATCAGCCATCCTGACTGCGGTCTGCATCACGTCATCCGGGGCAGGACGCGGTCTCGGCTCGGTCGCGCGCACGCGGGGGAGAGCTGCCGCTGGAGACTCGGCAATGAGTCCGACCTCTACCGCCCACCCCCACCACGACCGCAACGACGCATACACCGACCGTCGCGTCTCACGCTGCCATGACTGGCGACCCACCCACGACACGACGTCATCCGCCGTCACAGACCACGGCTCGCCACCCAGGGCACGAGCAGCCCGACGCACATGGTCAGTCCGCGTCCGGATCGTCGCCTCAGACATCCCACGGGCCCTCATCGCATCCTGCCACCGTGGGACAGCAGATGCCCACGCACTCGGGATCGGCAT